CTAGTGATGTTGAGTTAGTTTATTTTGGTGGGAATAAAATACTATCGAAGAAACCTATTGAACCGTTTAACGAAAAGTTCGACAAGGCACTCGAAGTATATTGCACTCATGCGTATGCTATTCGTAAGTCTTCAATACCCGCGTTGTTAAACGTGTTGAACTCACGTATGTGGAAAGTTGATGTGCTATTCACGGAGTTTCAGCAATCGCACAAATGCCTTATCACGCGCAAGTGTTACGCATGGCAGTTAAACTCGTTGTCTGATATTACTGGCGTGAATCTACAAGGTGATAAATTAAAATATTTATCTTAGCATCATGAAGAAAAAGGAAAAATATTTAGACGCTTGTATCGCTGCGTTAGCAAATGGCAGCGCAACTATTTACCTGCAACCACATGAGGTGCAATCCGCTAGACAGCTCGTGTCAACACAATGGAACAAGCACAATAAGAACAACCGCGTGAAGTTCTCGTACGACATCGACAAGGAAATAGCAACACTACGACCATGCTTGTAACCGCTAACATTGCAACGTATCCAAAGCGGTTGCCGCTATTGCTTAATATGCTTAAAACTATCGACGGTCAGTTCGATGTTATTCGCATTTGCCTGAATGAGTATGAGCGTATTCCTGATGAGTTGAGATATTTCAAGCAGGTAGGGAAAAGTTCTATGTACCTGCGCGTTCAAGAGCATGACCTAAAAGACAACGGTAAGTATGTGTTCCTTGATACCATGCAGCGCGAACAATACTTCACGCTTGATGATGATATACTATACCCATCGGACTATGTGCGCACAATGACTGAGGCATTGCGCGTTAATCCAATAGTAACGCATCACGGTAGGTTATTACTAGGTCGTAACCGTTCGTACTATTCGCAACATAAACGTTTTCACTTCGCCGAGGAGATACGTGGCAAGTGGCAAGTGGACGTATTAGGCACAGGTGTTAGCGCATTTGATACATCGGTTGTGAAACCTGAATGGATTGCATATGACGAACGCCAATGTATGACCGATTTACTATTCTCTTTGGAATGTGCGATGTATAATCAACCAATCACACTACTACCACACGCGCACCGTTGGCTTATGCCTCAAGACTCGGAACGCGGTGATAGCATCTTTGAAAAGTTTCATAAAAAGGAAACCGAACAAATTAAAATTGCGGATGAGATTTACCACCTGAGATACCCAAATCAGAACGCATAGACATCATATTGAATACGAATGTTGCGGGCATATCTGTAACCTCGTCGAACTTCGTCAAATCGCCATCGCATAGGTCGTGGATTGTTTTTTCCCACGCCCATTTTTGGAATTTGTTCTGCTGCTGCGCAACTTTCTTTTCTTCCGCGTCCATCTCTTTCAAATCCTCCTCCGCAACTGGCTCAGGGTCGGTATCAAATAGCCCTGTGTATTCTGTTATGAACCATTGAACGCGGTCAACCCATGCGTTAACAGCTGGGTATGTTTGGTCTATGGAAAGTTTATCGAACATCCTTCGTCTATCATCGAATGGTATCGTATCAATAGGCTGATAGATTACCTTTCCCCATGCGTTTTCGTCCGTACCTCGGTAGGCATAGCAAAGAATCTGCGTGAAGTTCTGATAAAAGTCCTGCATGAGTGTGGACACGTCGATAAATTCACCGATGGTCATGGTCTCGACGGGCTTAAACATTAATCCGTTGATAGATTTTCTAAGATTACCACGCGGTTCACGCTTAATAAAACGTATACCATCCATGATTTCCTCCAGTTCGGTGTCGTAAAGTTCATCGAAATCAAATTCCGTAGTATCGGTATCGAGCAACACACACAATTGAGCGATGCGGTACTCGATAACCGATGTAAATTCTTCGGGATTTAACTGCTTAAACTCGATAAACCTATCAGTCGATAGTTCTGACCACTCCTTCGGTAGTAGTTGTTTTATCTGCATTTGTTTCTTTCTGTAATGATTGCACCATTCGACCACTCAACTCCATCATGTACGGGAACGCAACGTCTGCCGTCACCTTCTCACGGAACATCTTAGCCTTGTGCTTGATGTGGTTAACGTCATAGTGTTCCATGTTGCTCAGTCCTTCTTTCTTAAACAGCACACCCATCATCTCAGCAACCCATGAAGTGCCGATGCCGACGAACTTTTCAATCAACTTCATGTCTTTGACCTTAATTTTTAGGCTATCTGTAAAGGCAACATACTTAACCCCGTCTATTTCAATCGAGGGGACACACTCACTCGGTACTGCTTTCGATTGGTCGGTGAACTCGCGAATAAGCGCGTTGAACTCATCGGACTCTAAATCTTCGATTAGGTCTTTGCTCAACCCTAAGATGTGAAACACCTTGGCGTATCGGTCAATGATGCCGTCAGTCTTATTGTTTAGCGCGGTGGTGACTTTCTCGAAATCACCAATTGTCATTTCATGCGGCGCGTTGCGCATGGTTTCATTTCTTACCTGTATCATAGTTTACGTTTGGCACAAAGTAACACAAAAATTATAAATATTCCATTTGTAAGTAAATGGAAAAAGTTCCCGTTTACGAAGTTGACATCGAAGGCACGAACGATGAAGGGCAGCCGCTCGGAGTTGATATGATTGCCTTTACCTCTCGACCTGCTATCAAGGTTAAGGGTGTGGCGTTTGAAGCGGAAACAAAACAGTTCTTTTCAGATAACGTAAAGTATCGCATCGCAGCACCTGCAATGATTCCGATGGAAATCTATCGCAAGGCTGATGAGGATATGGGTGAACACTACGTGAAGTTTACCGAGGATGAGATTGAAAAAATCTACTCACGCTTCATGGAAAATCTAACTAACCGCGACCTGTTCAACCTTGAACATAACGCGGAAAAGAAAGTACCTGCGTACATCTTAGAAGCATGGTTAGTGGAGAATCCAAAGCAGGATAAGTCTTATTCAACATTCGGTATCGAGTGTCCTAAAGGCACTTTATTCGTAGTGTCTCAGGTTACTGACCCTGCGTACTACGAATCGCTAGTGGCAAATGGTCAGGTGGGTTATTCCGTAGAGGGATTCCTTGGGCTAAAAATGAGTGAACAAAAACCGAACTATGCAGATGTCATAGTTCTTGACGGCGATAAATCTCTCATGCTTAAGCGTAAAGATAACGACACCTTTGAACCGTCAGTATGGGGATTTGCAGGTGGTAAAATTGAAGGAGACGAAACCCTTGAACGCGCTGCAATACGTGAACTTGCCGAGGAAACGGGGTTAGCGTATGATGAGTTAATGCCAGTTGATTCAATCGACAACGGAGATGGAACAACATCGTTCTACTTTGTTGCTGACTATAAAAAAAATAGTGGAAGCCTTTTGCTTTCAGCCGAACACATCACGCATAAATTCGTGACAACCGAAGAACTAGCGTCAATGGATGTCATTTTAAAACAGAATCAACGCTTCATCGACGTAATCAATAAAGCTAAAAATATGAGCAAAAAAATCACACTCCCTGACGGTGAACATAAAATCGGTAAGATGATTTACACCGTTGTTAATGGTGAGTTTACCGAAGTTAAGGAAGAAGAAATGGCCGAAACTGCCGCACCTACCGAGGAAGAAAAACCGACCGAAGATGCACCTGCCGAAGAAGTTGCTGCTGCCGAAACACCCGCACCTGAAGGTGAAACATCAGGCGCATTGACCGATGCACAGAAAGCCGAAATCATGGCGTTGATTAAACCTATGATTGATGAGTTGACCTCCATCATCGCAGAAACCAAACAACTCGCAGAAGGTGAACCTGCCGTTGAGGAGGAAATCAAAGAACCTGCGAAAACAGAAATGAGCGCACACGAAAAGTTTATGGCGTTCTATGAAAACACAATTGTAAAATCAGAAACCGAAAAATAAAAACCACATGGCAAAGAAGTATCTATTTGATTTGAGCGTAGCTTCATCCGCTCTTTTGCAAGTGAATCCAAAGGAGTTCTACGCTAAGACACTCCTTTCCGATCGCTCTACAGCACGATTCCGCCAACTCCTGAACATTAAGGAGAAAACGAAAATCGCTAACGTGTTGTTCGCTGACGTACTGCAAGAAGCAGGTTGCGACTTCGCGGCTACCAACCAAACACTTTCCGCTAAGGAAATGGAACCATGCAAATTCCAAATCGGAGTTGAGATTTGTCAAGATGACATCGAAACTTCATTCCTTGCTGACTGGATGAAACCCGGCTCTGCTCCCGGTGATTTCATGTCAGGTGGAAGCATGGCACAGTTTGCCACTCACTTCTACGAAGAACTTCGTAAGAAAGTAAACGAAGAACTTGAAGTGTTGACCTTCCAAGGTGACACCGATGGGAACACTAACGACTACCTTGAATTGTGCGATGGTTTGGAAAAACAATTCGCATTTGAAGATGGTATCGTAACAGGTGTTAACCGTATCACAGGTACTACCGTTACCTCTTCTAACGTAGTTGCTGAGTTGACGAAAGTTTACAACGCAATCCCGAAAGCACTTAAGAAAAAGAAAGCACAAATCCTTTGGATGGTATCGCCTGTTGTTGCTGATGCTTACCGTTTAGCGGTTGCAACTGCATCTGCTGAGGCATACACCACCAAAGATGCTGACTTGAAATTCTTGGGTTACACCTTGACCGTGTGCGAAGGAATCTCTGACTACGTGATGATGGCTTCATTGTCCAATAACTTCATCTTCTTGACTGACCTCGTTAGCGATGCAGAATCTCTGCAAACTATCGACATGAGCAAGACAACTGGTGACCGTAAAATCCGCGCAATCGGTGCGTTCAAATTCGGTGTTAACTATGTTAACCCGTCTGAAATCGTAACCTACGGTATCGCAAAACAATCCTAATCATTAACCAATAAGGGAGGGTAACACCTCCCTTTAATACACTTAAAAACTATGGCTTGTAATTCTTTAGTAGCTATCACGAAGTCATGCGAGAACAACCTCGGTGGCATCGTTCAAGTGTGGGTAAATGACCAAGACAACATCACAGGTAAAACCGTTGATACTGCCAACTGGGAAATTACAGACTTCACCAACACCGTTGCATTCGTTGAATACGAAGTGAAACGCAACGTGTCGAACTACGTGGAGACTGTAACCAAGGACATGACTAACGGGTCATCTTTCATCAGCAACTTACTTTCTCTTAAGTTCCACCGCAAGGATGCAGCTAAGGCAAGACAGTTGAACATTGCAGGTGAAGGTCAGCGTTACCTTACTATCGTGGTGCTTGATGCAAATGGTAAGTACTGGTGGTTTGAATATATGCAACTCAACGGAGGCACAGGCGGTTCAGGAACTGCTAAGGCTGACGGCTCGAACTTCGATGTAACCTTCTTAGGTGAATACGAATCATGGGCGTATGAGTTGGATTCGGCTGCTGCTGCTACACTCACTTCTGTGAACTCTTAAACGAAACACTTTGAATTGGAAAGGGCTGCTTATGGTAGCCCTTTTCTTTTGCTACAATTTTTTACTGAAATACATTAATAGGTATGATAGTGCTTTACAAAGGTGATGAAAACGATGTTGTGCTAACGCTGAGTGAATCGGCAACGCTGACAAGTCCGTCATACTTATTTGAAGTTATCCGCGATCTGACAAACCCATCACCTGTATATTTCACCACGCCTGACGTGTCGGCATACCCTGAACGTTTCAATCATTTTGAAATCAAAGAAGGTGTAACCGTAACACTCGCAGCAGGTCAATATACATACAGAGTTTATCAAACCGCAACAGTCACCACTAACCCCGCAGCCATCGTTGGTGATGCGCTCGAAGAAGGTATATTGAATGTGATTGACGCTAACACAACTGGAACTGTTTATGAGTAGATTAATGAAATTCTTCTCACCGCCTCAGCAACCTGCTGCAACGGTAGAAAACTATTCAACGCTTAGTAAATTCTCTACGCCATTTATGGAAGTTGGCGAAGGTAACTTATCGTTACCGTATATCAACAACCGCATCACAGGTGATAAGGGAATGATTTATTTCGGTGGGGATAACCTATACCCACAACTGATGAATCAGATGTACTACATCAGCCCGTTGCATTCGTCTATCATTGAGTTCAAAGTGCGCAGCGTTATCGGTGGAGGAATCGAAGTTGATGAGACAAACATGAATCAGCGTGAAATAGTTGAATGGAAAATGTTCAACTCACGCAACAACATCAAGCGAATTAAAGACCTTGTGACCCGTGATATTGTGATGCACGGTAGATGTTATTTCCTGTTAACTGTTAAGGATAAAAAGGCCGTTAAATACGAGCGCATATCGCCTGAGAAAGTACGTACTAACCGCGACAAGTCCTTGTATTTTATTGCGGATGATTGGTCAACTGAACTGGCGAAGAAATGGTATAAGCCTTACCATCCTGAGAATACAGAATCAAAACAAATCTACTGTTACGAATTAGATTCTATCGGTGATTTTCCATACCCTATTCCTCAATATACATCGTGTTTAAATTGGGTATTCCTTGACGGTGAAATGTCGTACTTGCATAAGAGTAATATTCAGAATTCCGTGTTTGCTTCGGTGATGATTAAATTCCCGAAGAAACCTGCAAGTAAAGAGGAGCAAAACGCCATCAAAGAAAGCATTGAAAAGGCTAAAGGTGCGCCAAGTGCAGGTCGTGTGTTCGCGGTATTCGCTAATTCTGCTGACCAAATGCCAGTATTAGAACCAATACCGACAAACAACAACGACCAACTGTTCATTCAGACTGATGGACGTATTGATGAGAAGATTTGTCAAGCGCACACCATCGACCCAATCCTCATGGGTATCCGTGTTAGCGGTAAGTTAGGCTCAGGAACTGATATTAAACAGGCTTACGTTATTTGGGAAAAGAATTTCGTAATGCCGACCCGTGAAGTGGTGCAAAATATCTTCGATGACCTCATTAATTTGTCAGGCGTGAAAGCAAAAATATCTATTGTGAATTACCAAATCATCGGTGATGTTATTGTTGAGAAAGGAGCGGCACAATGATTTATTTTGTTACAGATACGCTGCTAAAGAACACCACGAACGTAGGTGCTAACGCTGATACGCGCGATTTTCAACCGTTCATCCGTACAGCCTCCGATATGTGGGCGCAATCGTTACTTGGAACGTATTTCTATACGGACTTACTTACCAAATACAATGCGCAAACGCTATCATCTAACGAGCAAGTGCTAGTTGGTAAGATTCAAATGGTCATCGCGTGGAGGGCTGCCGCTGATGCGTCTTATGCGCTATCACGTAAGATAACAAACAAAGGTATTCAGCGCGAAAGCGGGGAAAATTCCGAAGGCGTGGAAGCCTCTGAGTTATCATTCGCCATGCGTCAGTACAATCAAAAGGCTGAGTTCTACACGAACCGTGTGATAAAATATCTGCAGGAAAATAAATCGCTATTCGCAAATTTTACATCCGAAAATAACCGCGATAGCGACATAAAAGCTACCGACACAACTCACGGAAATTATGAATCTGACTTCATGTTCATCTAATGGCAGCTATCAGCGTATCATATATCAAGCTACTGAAAAAAATCAAGGATTTCTGTGACCTTCACTATCAGATTAAGCGTTATGGCTTTGACTTTGAAGAACAGATAGGTGACTTCGAGGCAACAGATAACCTATTTCCTTTCATCTATGTAGTGCCAGTTAGTAAAGTAGTAGGTGAAAACATCAACACATTCACCATTCGCATCTATTGCGCTGACCAAATAATGCAATCGCGCAACAACGTGAACACAATCGTGTCGGATGCGGACTTAATACTCAACGATATCTACCGATATTTCAAAGACGGTAGTGATGTTGACGTTGATGTGTTGAGTGACCCGACAATAACACCGATAAATAACGCATTCCTCGATAAATGTGCAGGGTGTGTTATGGATTTGCAAGTTGAAGTCGCATCGTATGGGCTTTGTGAGATACCTCTTGAAACGCAAACACCACAGGATGCGTGTGAGGTATTACTTAATCAGTTAACAACCGATCAACTAAATGAATGTATCTTACCAACGTATGATTTCTCTGACACATCCGTACTCGACAACCTAACCGAACAACAGGAACTGGACTTGGAAGCGGCGTTTTGTGAAGGCGGAGGTTGTGGTGAAATCGAAGTGTATGTAAGAGACGAAGACGGGCAGGAAGTTTCATATTTCATTGACCCCGATGTTAGTACCATCATCACTCTTAATGATGTAACAGCAACGGTCAAGAACTCAGCTAACACCACAATAGGCTCAGGGCTTGTGTCACCTATCATTGGTGGCACCGTTACGGTTAACGATATCACATTCACCGATACGGACAATACCACTTCTAGCAAGGCGGCAGGTATAAACTTTAGCGCAACGCTTATTCCTGCGTTATCAGCCGCTCAGTTGAACGATGTTGACGATGGATTAACCTTTACCCAAAAGGATAACTTAACCGCGTTATTGGACATTAAAACAGGCCAAACAATATCCTACCGTACTGGTGATGATGGAGACATCGAGCAAGGTTCGTTATTATCATTCGTTGTATTGTCTGCACAGAACCCTTACGGCAACTCAAACCGATTCACAGATACATCAGGTGGTCAAACATATTCCAATGGAATAATCGTAGATTGGTCGCGTCGATTGATGTGGTACAACCCCGCAACAACCGCCAACTGGAACAATTCTATTGACGCAGCTTTATCTTCTAACCAAGGAGGATTCACCGACTGGCACATTCCGAACGTTCAACAGGCGCAAAGTATAATGAACTACGGCAACTCAGGTGGTATGCTGAACTACACGCCTTTCAACATTTCTTTTGCGTCCATGTGGACAAGCACCACATCGCCTGACACAACTACAAGTGCATTTAGGGTATTAGCAACAGGAGCAACAACAGCAGGAGGTATAGCACAGGTTGGTAAGACAACAACGAACAACTATATGTACTGCCGAATTTTCTCACTCTCAGATTTAGGATTATGATATATTCTTTTGACCAATTTAAAACGCAAATAACTGACCCTACCGTTCGCATCACTAAAGTAGTGGACAACATCGCAGAAAAAACCTGCTCAGTTGATGTGTTACTATCAGTTGATTCCGCATCGTTTAGTGTTACCCTCGACGGGTTTACCTACTCAGATACTTGGGAAGATTCCGACATTGATGTTTGGGTAAATAACGAGTTAAAGAAGTACGCGGCATGAGAGAAAAAATCGACATCATTATAGCTGAACTGGCGGAGATAAAACGCGGTCAGCAACATAACGCGGTCAGGCTGCAACGGGTTGAGCGGAAGTTAATCGGAGACAAGGAATACGGCGATAAGGGAATGATTGACACCGTTAACGAACATCAGGAATACATCCAAGCGCAAAAGGTTGAACGGGCTAAAGTTATCGGCTTTGCCGCAGCCGCAGGGGCTTCGGGCGGTGGACTGTTCGCTTGGATTAAACATCTATTTGTAGGTTGAGGAACGCTAACGCCAAGACAATGAACGAAAGAAAACGCTTATACATCGACATTGAAGTATCACCGAATATAGGCGTGTTTTGGCAGACAGGCCATAAGGTTTCCATCGGCTATGAGAACATCGTCCAAGAACGTGCTATCATCTGCGCGTGTTGGAAGTGGGAAGGTCAATCAAAAATCTATTCAGCTACGTGGGATAACAACAAGTCCGACAAAGAACTAGTCAAAACTTTAGCTAAGATTTGCGGCAGCGCAACTGAAATCATCGCGCATAACGGTGCGCGTTTCGACCTGCCTTGGATTCGTACACGGGCGTTATTCCATCGCGTTAAATTCCCGCACTCCTTACCTATCGTCGATACTCTTAAGGTGTCACGCGGTCAGTTTAAATTCAACTCAAACCGCTTAGACTACATCAGCAAATTCACAGGCGGACATGGGAAACTGAAAACAGAATTTCAATGGTGGTTAGACATCACCCTCAAAGGCAATAAACGCGCAATGCGTGACATGGTGACCTATTGTAAAAAAGACGTGTTAGAACTAGAGCGTGTACATAAAGTAATGCAGCCGTATCTCAAGCCCGTTACCCGCGTATCGCAAGACCGAACAGATTGCCCTGAATGTGGAAGCGACCACGTGCATCTGCAAGATAGGCGCATGACCATATCCGCAGGTGTTAAGGTAGTGCTTCGCTGCCAGTCATGCGGTACATCATGGAGTGTTCCCGAATCAACGTATAACAAAATGAAAAATGAGAATAGGACTAAAACTGCTAGACGATAAAGGTGGCATCGTGCTGCAACGGTGGAGCATCTTCGCCATTGCCAAACTCGCACAGGTTAATGTTAAAGACCCCGAGGGTGGCACATACGTGTGGGATATTCATGGTGATTGTTTTGAATCACCTATGCCGATATATGACATTGAAAACGCCTGTGCCGAAGTAGAACAGAAAATGCTTCAAGCGTTAATTGTACTTAACAACAAGGTGCTGACGCGATCTAAACGTAAAACGACTAGACGATGAAAACACCTGAATACTATATCGGGAAGTACAAGGGTATCACCGCGCAGGACGTGCTGATAGACTTTGAACTTGACCAAAACCACAACCTCGCCTCAGCAGTTGAATATATCCTTCGCGCTAACCGTAAACATCAGACACCTGTGGAAGACATTCAAAAGGCTATCCATCACCTAACCTTATACCTTCAACATCCTAAGCATGAGAAGTGATATAATCAACGTTGCAGCTTCACACATCGGTTATACCGAAGGAGCGAACAACAAGAACCAATTCGGTGAATGGTACGGGATGAACAATGTCGCTTGGTGCGCTCAGTTCGTTTCCTATTGCTACCACTTCGCTGGACACTCACTACCTAAGATTGACACCGACGAAGGGTTTCACTACGTTCCGACCATGTACCACCGCGCCAAGCAGAATGGATGGATAACTACAACACCGAAGGAAGGTGACATAGTTCTATTCGATTGGAATCACGACGGTAAGCACGACCATACGGGAATATTCGTGCGTTGGGTGACTAAGACTACATTTGAATGCATTGAAGGCAACACATCGCCTAATAATAACGGCAGTCAGTCCAATGGTGGCGGAGTGTATAAGCGCACACGCGGAGTTGGGTTTGCCACATTTGTAAACATACTAGGATGAAGGAACTATTGAACTCATTGATAAAGTCATTCGAGAACTCGCCGCAGGGGTTCTCAGCGCGTAAGTTATCCGCGTTCGTGTTAATGACTTGCGTAGTGTACCTGCACTATCGGTTTGTTGATACAACCGTAGTGGTTGATATAGTCTTAATCGACCTGTGTTTTGTGTTGCTGCTGTTGGGGATTATTACTGTGCAGAATATTATTGACCTTAGACGCAAATGAGATACATAATCCTATTACTACTCCTAGCCTCCTGCACGCCTCAAAAGAGACTAGAGCGATTAATCCGCAATCACCCAGAATTGGTGCGCGTAGATAGCGTTAAAATCATTGACACGGTAATAACGCAAAGCGTTAGTATTGACACCATGCAGGTAATGAATACTTACGACACATTCATTGTCAACCGCGATAGGCTAACCGTGCAGGTTATACGCCATCAGGACTCTATCTACGTGTACGGTAAATGCGCAGGTGATACAGTAGTCCTAGAACGCAAAGTACCCGTGCGCATTATTGAAGTGAAAGAATCAACATCCGTGCCTTGGTGGGTTTATACGTTCTTGGTACTAGTGCTTGTGGTGCTTTGGTTTAGGTAGCCATTTATCATCCATAATAACTGTATTGGAATGTTATGTATGACTGAGTGAGACTTAGCGGGGAGTTAGGCGAAACCCTAAACCGACCACTCCTCCAAGTTGAACACTAAGAAAAGTTCGCCATTATCCCAACCAGCAGTAAATCCAGCAGTTGAAATTTGTTTGTTTTCATCGTAAGCCTCTTTTAAAAGACCATACGCTTTATTTTTCAATGTATTAATATCTGGAACTCCTTTTCGTTCTTGACCTGATTCATCTTTACCAAATGACCAACACCAATTAAGTGCAGTCATAGCTTTATGAACTTTATCAAACTTAAAATTTTCTCCAAAATCTTTTACATAAAAATCAAAAGACTTTTTGCCGTCTTTGTAGCCTTCATCAATAAGTTGTTGTTCTGTCATTGTGTTATTATTTTAAATTGTTACTAATTAAATTCGTGAAAGGTCATCGCCTAACAGCACCTACAAGCAATTAAAAATCCCTTGCTGATGCCCACGCTATTTTTAACTGCGTGTAGCTGCATCACGTTACCTGACATAAAAGGAAGGCGACAATGCTTCGATTTCAGTTCGTGTATAATTCATTGCTTCTAATTGCTTTTCCCATTTATCAAGCAACATTACATCACCTAATGAGTATTCGGTTTTACTTTCGTTTTTGGTATTTAGTTCCTGAATTTTACGGCAGGTAACAGCACCTATACCCAATTGGGCAGTTTCTTTGTTGTTTAAGTTTTCGTGTTCCATATTTACTTTGTTTTAAGTTGATAATTTTGTGTTTAAAATTGCCCAACTGGGCATAGCTGCAAAACGTTATAAGCAAGCTGCTACGTTCCTGCTTCGTTTGACAATTCCGTTTCAAAAGAATTAAAAAAAAGCC